GCGTTGGTTCTCGGCGGTATCGCCGGGGTCGTCCGCTTCGTCCGTCTTCGTCGCTTTCATCGCCTGGACGCGAACTACCGCGCCGCCGAGCTGGTGTGCAACGCCGAGCGCGAGGTGCGCGCTTCCCAACACCGCGAGTGGAGGAAGGCATCGCATGAATCGTGACGCGCTCTTGGCCGCTGCCGCGCTTCGCACCGCTGAGGCCGCGCCGGCTCTCTGCGCCGCGAAGTTTCCGAAGGCGAGCGCAGCGAGCCTTGGGCTTGTCCATTCCTCAACAAGTGACACGCGCCATCTTCGCCGCGTGTCGGTTGAACTCGATCGGAACCGCATCAGGGCTATGCGCCTGCGGAAATCCATCATCACCGGAGCGAGGCTCCATGACGAAGAAGCGCGGAAAGGTTCGGTCCGTGGCGCGTGGTACATGCTCACCGCGACCTACCGAGAGGGAAGTGACGCAAGCCCTCGTGACGTTAGCGAATTGGTTAAACGAATCCGGGGCAACTTCGATCGCTTTAACCGACGAAAGGGGCTGGGGCGTACGCGCCTCCGTTATTTGTGGGTCTGCGAACTCACAAAGCGACTGCGGCCTCACTACCACCTCCTGATTTGGATTCCGCGCGGCTACTGGATGGGCAAGCCAGACGCGCGCGGCTGGTGGCCGCATGGCATGACCAAGATGGAGCGCGCTCGTAACGCGGTCGGGTACCTCGCCAAGTACGCCTCCAAGTTCTGCGGCGCGATGGCTGAGGCGTTCCCGAAGGGCTTTCGCACTCATGGCGTCGGCGGTCTCAATGAAGAGTCCAGGCGCGAACTGCGGTGGTGGAAAGCCCCGAAAGATGCGCGTGACGCACTCGGCCCGTTGGCCGATATCCGCAAGGCCCTGGGTGGTTACGTGGACAAACTCACCGGCGAATTCTGGCCCTCGCCGTGGCGGGTTTCTTTCATTAAGGGCCGGCTTTTTGCGTGGAAATTGGAGCTAGTCGCATGAACTGCATCATTATCAAGTCGGGTACTGCTACGCCGCGGGTCATCAAGCGCAAGGATGGTACGCAAGTTGTTTTCAAGGAGCAGAGGGCGGCCATCGAGACCGGCGAGGATTTCCCGAAGCCGTTCACTATCAATCTTGGCGACGATCAGCCGCCGTATCCGCCGGGTAAGTACTTGCTCGATGTTTCGTCTCTGGAAGTCGGCGACTTCGAATCGCTCAAGGTGGGCCGCCGCATCCACCTGATTCCGATCCCGACTACGACTGCCAGCGCGGTGAAGGGGTGATTGTGATGGCGTACGTGGTCCGCGGTTGTCTCGATCGAGATTTTGACGCGTCGACGGGCACGTGCGCGCAGGAAATTTGGGTTCCTCAGATGCCCAGTCTTCCGGCGCTGAGCATTGAGGAAGCGCAGGCCATCGGCCTTGCGTGCGCGTTGCTCTGGGGCATCGCGTGGGTTTTCCGCCGGATTCGCAAGTTCGTTGATCAATCGTGAGGAGAAAGCAATGCTGAAGAAGTTCAAGGGCAAGCTGTATGCCATCGCTCCGGCCGCTTCGCTGGCCCTCGTCGCTCCGAGCGCCTTTGCGTCGGGCGGTTCCGGCGGCGTCGATGTGTCGGGCGTCGTCAGCGCCATTCAGGGCGCGGCCGCTCCGATTGCCTCGATCGGTGGCGCGGTGCTCATCGTCTTGGTGGGCATCAAGGTGTACAAGTGGGTCCGTCGCGCGATGTGACCTGCGACCTTTCGGCGGGAGGGAAAGCCCTCCCGCCTTTCTTCCTTCTGGTGGTCGATCATGCGGCGGATGCTTTGATATGGAAGGCTGGATCTGGTTAGCGGCCTGGCTGGTCGCGCTCTACATCGTGTTCGGGGGCGATTGATGGCCCGCGTCGTGTTCTTCGCCAATGTGGCTGCGCTGCGTGCCTTGTTGCTCGCGCTTGCGGCTGCATTGGCGTGGGTCGCGCCTGCGCCGGAAGCGAAGGCGGGCAAGTATGGGTGTTCAAGCTCGAGCGATTGCGACCAAGGGCAGGCGTATCAGAATTGCATGCGTCATCGTGCGGAGCTTGCCGCAGGTGGCGGCATTCGCACCTGTAAGCTGTACTTGAGGAGCGATGGTGTGTCCGGCGACTATTCGATTGTCAATAGTGGAGGTACAAACCAGTGGGGTGCGTCGGCTGTCTACTACTTCGGCAGGGCATGCCCGTCTCGGCCTGCCTATGTGGGCACCTCTGCGCCGTACTCAACGGCCGCCGGCTATGCGTTGTCGGGTTCTATCACTTGCACCGATGGTTGCACCCAGACGTGGTTCAACAATGGGGACGGCACCTTCACCGGCCTTTATTCCGAAAGTTCTACGACTTGCAGCATAGATGACTTTCGTGAGAAATGCGGCCTGCTTGGCGGCGGTTATTTTTGGAACGCCTATGCCGGCGTGTGCCAGCCGCCTAGGCCAAAATGCACTGCCGGACAAACGCGGGACGCGTTGACTGGTGAATGCAAGGATGCGTGCCCTCCTGGTATGGTCATGGATGCGATGGGTGTTTGTTCCAATCCCAACAATGAGTGCCCAGCCGGCCATGTCAAGGCGCCATCCGGCGAATGTTTGCCGGGTGAAGGGCAGTGCGCCGCTGGGGAGGTGCGCCGGCCCAACGGCACGTGCGGCAGAGACGATGATGACGATGGCCGCCCGGATGATGACGATGACGATCCGGACAATGACCCTAAGGAGTCGGCGTCGGGCGGGGATACGTGCGACGCGCCCCCGTCTTGCAATGGCAGCCCCATTGCCTGCATGCAAGTTCGGATTCAATGGCGGATCGATTGCAATACGCGGCGAAATCGCAACATTAGCGGCGGCACATGCACCACTATTCCGGTTTGCACCGGTGAAAAATGCGACGCGATGGAATATGCGCAGTTGCTGCAACAGTGGCGCGCTACGTGCGCGCTGGAGAAGATCGCCGCAGGGGGTGGCACTGGCGGCGGGAATGACGGTGGCGCGATGGACCCGGTGAGCAGCGGCGGCGTGCTGGGCGATGATCTAGACCCTTCGTCTGTGCGGCAAGGGAAGGGCGGCAGTTGGGACGGTGAACCCGAACGAATCTCGTTTGACGAAGGAGGCTATGGTTTCGGGCGGAGTTGCCCGACGCCTCCGACCGTGACGGTCATGGGCCACACGCTCGCATTTGACACCGCCGTTTTCTGTGACTGGATGCGCCTTGGTGGCGTGTTCGTGATGATCATGGCGTATCTGGCCGGCCTCTCCATCGTCGTTCGGAGCTTGTAATGCCTGCATTTATCCCTGCGATTGTCGCGGCGCTGATGACTGTTTTGCGCGTGCTGCTGATGTCAAAAATCGGTAGCATCGTGGTTGCGGCTCTGCTGTTCCTTGGTCTCTCGCTGGCGGTCAACAACTATGCGATCGATCCGTTGTTGACTCGGCTGGAGAACTACGTCAACCAACTGGGTGCCGGTGGTGGTGCGATGGCGTATGCCATGCAGTGGGCTGGCATGTTGAACTTCGACAAGGCTGTCAGTGTTCTGTTGAGTGCCTACACCACGGCCTGGACGATCAAGTCCGCAAAGGTGTTCTTGACTAAGGCGTCGTGAAATGCCAATCGAACTGTTCACCGGCCAGCCAGGGAATGGCAAAACGGCGCTGGCCGTGGAACGCCTCATGCAAGAGGCGAAGAAGGGCGAGAGGCCCATTTTTGCGGTGGGTATTGATGGCTTGCAGCCTGGTCTCGCCACGCCGCTGGAAGATGCCAGGGATTGGAACAAGCGCGATCCGGTAACCGGCGAGTACATCGTCCCGAACGGCTCGCTGATCTTCGTTGATGAAGCGTGGAAGTGGTTTGGGCACCTGCACGATGCGACCCGGCAGGCTACGCCGAAGCATGTCTTGGATTTGGCGGAGCATCGGCACAGGGGCCTTGACTTCGTGTGGACCACGCAGCAGCCGAACCAGTTGTATCCGTTCGTGCGTGGCCTGATCGGTACACACCATCACGTCGTGCGGCGTTTCGGAACCCAGATTATCGACGTGTTCACATGGGGCGAGTTGAACGAAGACATCAAATCGAGCGCGAAGCGTGAACTGGCCCAGCGGACTACCCGCCGTTTGCCGTCGTCGGTGTTCGGGGCCTACAAGTCGGCCGAGGTGCACACGATCAAGGCCCGTATCCCGTTCAAAGTGTTGGCCGTGCCGGTGCTGCTGCTGGCGGCCGTTGTGCTTGGATGGTGGGCTTTTAGTGTTCTTCGCCCCGATTCCTTCGCTGAAACGATCACGGGCCAGGAGACGGCGAACGCGGCGTTAGCCGCGTCGCCGTCCAATCCCGTGCCCGTGGCGCAGGGTTCCGGTAGCGAGTCGAAATGGAAAACCCTCACGGACTACGCCCGCGACCATCTGCCCCGGTTCGGCACTATGCCCTGGACGGCTCCGGTTTTCGATCAGCGGAGCATCACGGCCGATCCTCAGTTGTATTGCATGTCCTCGCTCGCCGGCGAAGATGCGGACGGGCAGCAGAGGGAACCGTCGTGTACATGCCTGACGGAGCAGGGCACGCGCTATGAACTGAGTCAGCCTGAGTGCCGCACGGTCGCCAGGCACGGCATGCCCTATAACCCGTATCGGCGCAGTGATGAACAGCGGGTTGAGAGGTCTGCGTCGATTGCGGCCAGTGGCGAGCCTCTGCCGTCGTCCGGTTCGATGCGTTTGATTTCCGGAGACGTCACAAAGGTGTACGGGGCAGGGCCGGCGCTATGACGTCGGGCGGCCGCGAACTGCTGAAATGGCTGGCGTTGGTTTTCATGACCGGCGACCACGTGAACAAGGTCCTGTTTGCTGGCTCGTTGCAGTGGCTGTCGGAATTAGGGCGCGTCGCTTTCCCGGTGTTTGCCGTGGTGCTGGCCTACAACGCCGCGCT